ACCCATTTTGATATCTTCGTAGTATTTGGATTTTACACTTTCCAAGTGTAGCTTTGCTTCGGCAACTTGCTCCTTCATCGCTAATTTTTTTCTTTTAACGTCTTTTTCACCATCTACTTCTTCATCATACGAAAACTTATCTTCCATAATGAAATCTATTTCATCGCTTTTTAGATGTGGTTTTGTTACGTCGTAATATTTTTTTAATAAAGTATGGTTATCCATTTCAGAATAATCTTGATTTAACTTTACATAGTCATTTAAATCTCCTCCTGTATCTTTCATAAAGCTCATTAACTTCTCAACGTTTTCAGGTAAATGAATTTTATTTTCTACTGGTTGCGCTACTTTTTTTTCTACAATTTCAGGTTCCTTAATATCATCTGTAATTTCTTCGATTACCGGAGTGTCTTCTATTGTTTTTGGTTTTTCTGGAACTTCAATTTTTTCTATAGCTTTAGTTTCTTCAGTTGGATTTGATAAATCAACTTTAATTATTTCTTCAGCTTTTTCTTTTAATTTGTTAAGATCTACTTTTACAGTATCGTTATCTGATTTTTCAAACTTTTTCTTTTTAGGTTTTTTAATCTTTAATTTTTCAACAGTATCATCTACCGTTGGTCGTTGAACAACTTCTGTTGCTGCTTCTTCTTTTTTGTCTTTTGCCATAATATAATATAATAATAGTTAATAATTTGTTTGTTTTATTTAGGGTCAAACGCCCCTAATCTCATTCCTCCGCCTACTACATCGTTTCCAGCGGATTCAAATGGTTTTGTTTTTGTTTGCTCTCTTTCTCTCATTAGGTCTTTTTGCTGATCACCACCCATTTGTTGTCTTTGATCTTGTCTGTTTTCTCTATTGTTATCTTTCTGTTTATTAGATTCAATATCCATGTTTTTTAGCTTCATGTTTATTTCAAACTCATGATCCATTAATGATCTTTTAACTTCTGCTTCAACTTGTAGTGTCTGTTGTTTCATTTGTGATTTAGCTTGCTCTATTTGAATTTGGCTCTGCACTAAAGCTTGTTGTTTTTGGATTTCAGCTTGAGCAGCAGCTTGTTGTTGTTGTGCATTAGCATCTGCTTGCGCTTTCATATTTTCTTGCGCCATTTGTTGTTCTTTTTGCTGTTTCTTTTTTCTTCTTAGTTTTAACAGTTGATTAGCTAGTTTAATATTTTTAATTTCCCTAAGATCTATAGCGTCTTCTAAATCTATACTTTGCTGAGCTAAAGCTCCTTGAATATTATTTTCTAACAATTGCTTTTGTTCTTCATCTGGTTCTAAATCTAAAAATATTCCAAAATCGTACAAGTGTAATTGACCCATTTCTTCTAAAGTAGCAACATTGTGAGCTCCAATCTGCTGTATGAAAGCATTTTTAGTTGGTGAGTATTCTATAATGTCAGATATTCTAAGAGACAAAGCTTCGCAAATACTTGCTGATACAAAAAGTCCAGCATTTAGTATATGTCTTGTAGCTGTGTTTGAATTAGCTGCTGCCATTTTTTGAACACCTACTAAAGATCTTTCGTCTGGTGTGCTGCCATCTCTTGCTTCGTTTAATCCAGTTGTGTCTCTTATCATCTGTAAATAGTAATTGTACGTACCGATTAAAGACTGCATTTTTTGTCCACCACCACTTGTGATTTCTTGTATTGGCATTTTTCCTGGATTCTGATCACCGTCAGCTGTAAAACTTCTACCTATTATACTACCAGTTTGAAAAAACATATTTAATGCTTCTTGTGGATTGTAGTTTGTTCCGTTACCTAAATCAATTTCAGCCAATCCATCGGCGTCTAAATAAATTCCATCAGGAACCATTCTAGACATTACTTGTTGTAATTTTAAGTGTGTCAATTGAATCATGTCAGCAAAACCAGTAATTCTACTAACTAAAGACTCAATTTTACCATCATACATTCTAGGTGCTACTATAGAATAATTCATTTTAACTTTAGTAAAATCACTTTTAGGACGAACCATGTTTTTAGCTCTTTCCCACTTAAGTAATTTATCTGTACCTATTATTAAAGCTCCTTCATATAAGCATTCTACTTTTCTATCTATTTTACCAAACTCGCCTTCTTTATTTTCTGGAGGATTAAATGTATCATCTTTTTCAATTGCTTTTTCTCCTCCAGTTCCAGTTTCTTTCATTTTATAAACTTCACTCATGAAAGTTTTGTAATTAAAATAAAGAACTGTTACTTTGTTTTTATCTTCATCAGTGTTATGTCTTCCTGCTCTTGTTCTTCCCTTGTAATGATTTTTATCTATATTTTCTAAGTCTTCATTTGTTAAATCTGGAAACTGTTTGATTAATTCGTTTATTGGAATTTCCTTTACTTCTCCAACATAATACACATCATCAAAATAAGGTGAGTCTGTGTGAGAATAAATTAAATTAGCTGGATCAACATAATCTATTACTACTCCTTCTGATTTATTAAAAGATGTTTTTGCAGCTGCTATTCCTAATACAGTTAAATCATAATATAATCTTTTTTTTGTTAAATTAAATTTATTACCTTGTAGTAAAACGTCTATAGCTTGTTCTTCTGCTATTTCCACAGCTTGCTTATAATTTAACTGCATATGCAGAGCTAACTCATCTTCGTTTTCTGGAAGATCTTCTTTTTTGTTTTCATAAAGATCCATGTTCATAAGGTTTTGAGCCATATCATTGAAGTCAGCTGTATCCATATCCTTTTGTATAGACTCCATGTATTTAGTTCTTTTTTCTACTCCAAAAGGATCTTGTGAATAAGCTTTAACACTAAATAATCTTTCAGTCATACCATTTACAACTATATCAACAAACTTAGGTATAATAGGTACTGGTTTCCAATCTAAATTAAGATAAGACAAATCACCGTTTATAGATAATTCATCTTTATATTTCTGTATAGATTGTTCGCCTCTAGCATATAATCTTAATTTATGAAAATCATTTTGACTACTTCTATATTTATTATATCCTCCATCTGTATGAAACCACTCTATTTCTATTGCTTTTGCCACTTTTAAACCATAATCATAACTTAACTTTTCAGCATCACTAACGACTTGGCTTGGAAAATAACTTTTTATAACAGAATCTGCCATGTTTATTTTTTGATTAATTTAGATGTATTACCTTTGTTTGAATACTTGGAAATACTTATATTTAGTTTTTGTTTTTCTACCTTAGCGTTTGGTCTATATAAATGTCTGTTGTTAGCCATAATAGCTAAACCAGAACTTATTGACGCATCATGCTTTGTTCTTTTGTTTATATCAAACTTTGTCCAATCGTTAAGAAGCTCATTGAAATAACAATCTCCATGAGTTCCATCTTGCTTAATACCTACGTGATCTTGAATATACATTTCAATTGCAGCGGCATGTGCTTGTTTTATATCCTCACTTGAATTAGGTATTCCACCCACTTCTTTTTCCGCTACAGATAATTTGTTCCATATCTTATCAGGTCTATTCATACTGAATCCTCTATATCCTCTTCGCCTTAAATAGTACAAGAGACGAGGCTTGTTGTTCTCTGCTAATATTGGCATTCCGTAAAACACTAAAGCCATTAGAACATCTTCAAAGAACATCTCTGCTGTTGGTGGTCTTGATAAGTATTCTAAAAAGAAACTGTTTGCTGGAGCATCTTCCATTGAAAACCTAGTCAAGCCGTGTAAAGCTCCTTTAGATCCAACGCCATCTACTGTTCCTGATATATCGTATGAATCACAACCAAAAGCCCCCATATGCTCGTTACCGGGATACTTAACACCGTTCTTAAGTATAACTCTATTTTGTAGCTGCTGAGGTGGAACCCAACTAACTTTAAATCTACCTTTTGGATCTGGATAAAATATTACTTGAGAATCTTTAACACCGTTAACCCATTGAAAATTACCCTTAGTAACTCCTAATGTTCTAGACATCTCCTCGTTGTAATCTATTTGTTCATATAGCTTAACTAGATTAAAAATACTTCCTTTAGTCTCGTCTCTAAACGCGTGCTCTGTTGTTCTTGGAAATTGACGATAGAATTCGTTTAAACCATCTGAATCATCTTTTAAACCATCTACTTCATTTTGCCAGTTATCTATTACACCTACATCTATTAATTCACCACTTGGGTCGAACCGATCGACATCAGGAGTAGTGAAAACTGGAACTCCGTACTCATCAATAAATCCTTCGTAGTTCCATTCCATTGGGATAAACAAAGAG